CGATTGACCTGCAATGCAAGATTCGCGGCCGCCTTGACAGCCTCTGCCTTCGGTCCGCGATATATTTCCGTGGACAGGGGCCCCGCATCGTGCCGGTAGACGCCGATGTAGTCGACGTCATCGCCAGTCGCCGAAAACGTGTCACCCTCATTCGTTGCGCCCACGCCCGCACTGATGGCCGCCGCCAACGTCGACGCCCTGAAAGCACCTTCCTGGTTCGCGATGGCTTGAACCGCCTCGACCTGGCCGGAGACTTGCGCCACCAGCCCGGTCGCGCTATCGATCAGTTGGACGGGGTCGAAGAATAGAATCTTCGTGATCGGCGGTGCCGTGTACGGGCCGAGTTGAAACTGAATGTCGTACTCGCCGTCTGCCACCATGAATCCCACATGCCCGACACTATCGGCTCGAGTAGGATTTTGGATCGCGACGCCATTAGCATCGAAAATCGAGGCAAACGCATCCGAGCCCGACGCCCTGATAACCACGGTAGCGTTGGGCAGAACCTTCCCCGTATCCGCATGCACCGCATAAAACTCTTGATATTGCATTCCCGTTTCCCCAATCAATCCGGTTCGAACGAAAACTCCGCGCTGAAATACAGCTCGGAAGGATCTTTCGACCAGGTGTCGTAGGCCGCGACGCGGCCGTAGTACGTGTTGCCCGATGCCAACCCAGTGATCGTCGCCGTCAGCGCCGACCCGTCATACGCCTGCACGCCCTCCCCTTCGGTCGGATCGAATCCCGACGTGCTGCTGTAGTAGACGTAGTAGCCCGCGCGATCCACCTCGGGACTCTGCGGCCAGTCGACGACCACCTGCCCGGTACCGGGCGTCGCCGTGATTCCTGTCACCGCCGCCGGTGCCGAGTTGTGGACCGCCAGGGAAACCGGCGTCGCGTCGCCGGCGGCGTTGCTGGCCACCACCTGAACGATGTAGTCCCGCTTGACCACGGCATCGGCCTCGGCGTCCTCGAGCTGATAGGTGAACGCCGTGGCCGTCGTCTGGATCTCCCGCAGCACCGTCGCGCCGTCCAGCACCCGCACGCGCGAGTGCTCGGTTCGCTCCCCCGCCACCCACGTCACCGTGAAATACGTGCCCTCGAACGGCGCCTGCAGCGCCAGGTCGTGCGCGGGACCAGGTGCCGCCCTCTGCGCCGACAGGGTCACCTCGTACGCCGGCAGCCCATCGATTGGCTGTCCAGCCTTGCCGAACACGTTGAAGCTAGCGAATTTGACGAAGATGGATGTGCCGACCTGCTCCGGTAGGAAGTCGAACCGGAATAGAGAAGCATCCAGCCGCACGAACGACGTTCCAGCCGCGTGGCTGGTCGATGGCGTCCCATAGAGCCCCCGACGCAGGTAGCCTCCCAGCGTGTACCGACTCGCCGCCGTCAGCGTCGCGTCGCGATAGGCGATCAGCTCGCCGCCGACCCAGCACAACGTCAATGCGGCCTCGGCTTCGGCCGCGGTGGCACTCTGCAGGATTCCTCCGGATGCCGATAGATCGACGCCAACGCTATGGCTCGTGTCCGGATCCGCGCCCGCCGGCAGGGATGTCGTGGTTACGCCGTACCGGGCCCGCCCGTTGATCGTGCCGATCCGTTTGTACGTATCTCCGTCCGCGCTCGCCCATACATCGCAGCCGCCCCAGTTCGGCGAGAGGCCTGCCACAGCCGCCCACACCTGCAGCGTCCCGCCCAGCAGCGACTCGGGCGGATTGAAGAGCGCCGGAATCGATATGCTGCCGGGCGCCGCCTGCCAGTTCACCGAACCACCGGCCCCACCCTGGGACGGATACAGCGCCGCACTGGCCGCTCCGACGTCGAGCTCCTCGAATGTGACCTGCAGGAGCCCATCGCCGTCCTCGTCGACCTCGATCACCCGCGCGAGCTGGCGGTCGAGACCGAGTTCCTCCTCGGTCAGCGTGACCAGGTCCATCGGTTCGAGGTCGACGTAGTTCCAGGGCAGCACCCCAACATAGGTGTTCTGCCCGGTCAAATTGCGTTGAAGCCGAAGCTGCGCCACCAGCCTGGCCACCGCGGGATCGCAGATGCAATGCAACGCGACCGGATCCTCTTTCCGTAGCCCGTACTGTTCGATGTGCGCAGCATCGGGCGCCGGCATGGTCTCCGGGTTGTATTGGTTCTGCCGGTTCCAGAATTCGACCTGGGTACAGTTGTAGACATCGGCCGGATCCTTGCGAGACAGTCTCAAACGAGACTCGAAATCGTCCGCCCCCAGGTCGTAAAGGGGCGTCATGTCGGGTGCCCACGTGGCGCCATTTCCCGACAAGGCCGCATCCCCGTAGGGCACGAACCGCAGGCGCCCCGCGCTCTCGACGATTTCCGAGTTGGACGCCGAAGCGATCTCCGAGAGGAATTCCGCGCCAGAGCGTTGCTCGGTCAGAACGGGAGACAGCAGCAGCCCGGCGGCCAGGCAGTACGTCCGGTAGTCCGTCAGGTCCTCCAGCCAGTCCGCACCCCACCCGGGGACGCCGGCGACCGGATGGTTTAGAAAGTCGTCGACGATGTCGGCGGGATTCGCATCGTCCTTTCCTTCGACCCGGATCAGGCTCTGAACCTCGAACGTGTGATTCTGCAGGCCTGCATTGCTGTTGAGCTGATAGTCGGCAGCATAGGCGTAGGCCAGCCCCGAATAGCCGATCGCCTGGTCCAGGTAGTTCGTGACGAGATAGCCCCATGGCGCCTGCCCAAGATGGCCGATCGCCAGGCTCAGCCCCGCTTGGGCCAATGCGGAGCCCTCGGCCTCGCTATCGTTGAACACCGCTTTGTCGCGATAGACCGCCCGAATCCCCGCGATCGGGCCCGCACACAGGCCGATCATGACGGCGGCACGGTACGTCCAGGCGATGTTCGTCTGGGTAACGTCCCCACCCTTGCCGCCGGCGGATTGCTCCGTCTTGTTCTCGATGGCCTGGAAATTCAGATAGGACAGCAGGTTCCCGCCGAAACGCACGGTCCCCCAGCACCGCGCGATCGCAATACCCAGGGCGGATTTCTGGATCGCGAATCCGCCGATCTTCGGATCGACGGTCGAGATGGTCGAGCTACCACCCATGGCGGCTCCAGAGCGAGAAGAACCGCACGGGACGCGAAGCCAGATACGTCTCCTCCATGCTCGCGATCTCCACGGGCCGACCGCGATGGGCATGGATGACCTGGTGGCCGTCGATCACGATCGCGCCATGGGAGAACGTCCGCCCGAACCGCCAGACCGCCGCGTCGCCCGGCGCTGGCACGGGCACTTCGTCGGCGTACCGCTCGAGGAACTCGAGATACCGCTCCCGATCCCGGTGCATGTGCCAGTCCGGCACATACTCCGCATCGATGTGCGGGACGAGGCCGACACGCTCGTACACCTCGGCCAGCAACATCGCGCAGTCCACCCCGACACCCCGTACGCGGCCGCGATGGTGATACGGGGTTCGCAGCCACAGGTGGGCCTCGGCCACGATGGCGGCGCGCACCTCGGCCTCCGACGCGTGTTCGGCCAGGTAGGCGATCGCGTTCATACAGCGGTCTCCACGACAGGGATGTAGGGCTGACCGCGAAAGCGATTGCGCCCGGATCCCCGGTTGTTGTTGAACTTGTTCTCGCACGTGGCCTGCTGCCCATCGCAGCCCGGCCAGGCAATGAACGGCGTACCAGCGGACGGCACCGCCGGCAGGGGTAGCGACAGAGTCAGGTGGCCGCCCGCCTCGTGCGTCCGAATGCTGCGCAGCACGCCGCCGATCAGGATCCGGCCCAGGGTGAAATAGCCCGCCCCTGCGGCCAGGTCCGTGCCGAACGCCCGATCGGTGGGCGTTCCCATCACCACACCGTCGACCGCAAAGTCGGCTCGGTTCAGCCCGCATGCGTGATCGAACAGGGTGTTGAGGCATCCCCGCTGGTACAGGTCCGCCGGCATGGCGGTATCCAGGACGTGCGTGCGGCTGACCACCGTCAGCGGAATTTCGTCGGCTGTCGCGTCATCGATCGGCCCCACCCGGCCGCGGAAGCGCACCACCGTCCCCACCAGGTCGCCCGCCAGCGTCAGGAACGCCCGCTCGAGCAACACGTCGGCACCATCGAAGCCACCGCGAACGACGAACGGCGCCAGGGCGCGCCCGGCAACCGTGACGTCGGCGGTCGGCGTCAGCGTTACGCTGAGCGTCCGGGTTTCGATGCCACGGGTCAGCTTGATACCGGTACGCTCGATCAGCGCCCCATTTGCCAGGAACACCCGGTCTCCGACACGGATGGTGCGATCGGAATCCGTCCACTGGAGCCCGGACCCATCCGTCAGCGTAAAGGTGTAGAGATCCGCCATACGAAAGCTCCGGCTGGACCTCAGGAAGGCCCGGAGCTCGGGAGATAGCTCGATCATTTGAAGGTCTCGAACTCAAGCTGGGACAGCGTCCACACGCTGCGAAACGCCTGCGCAGGCTCGATGGAATCGGCCGTGAACACGCAGCGAAATAGGTATCCTCCCGTCCAGGAAACCCGGGCGCCGGCAGACGGCGGGACGGCAAACGTGACCACGCCGTGGTCGCTGACCGTCACTGCAGACGTCTGCACACCGTCGACCAAGATGACCGGCACGCCGTTCAACGCTGTAACCGGCTCCACCCACCCTTCCAGGCTGCGCGTCAGCTGGAAGACCGTGGTGGCGCCGTCGCCTAGCCCGATCGGTTCATCCACGACCGCGTTATCGTCCGGATCGAGGTACAGGAATTCCGCCGCGCGCCCATACCGTTGATTGAAGAAGGCATACAGGCGCCCGAGCTCATTGCGCGCCGGCAGCCGCCGCAGGAACTCGTATGGGATCGCCCACCGCCATATCGGATACAGCCAATTCGAGGAGGCCCAACGGCGTCCCGATCGGCTGGTGAAAACCTCGGTGCTCCACACTGGCGCCTTCCTCGCGAGGAACTTCTGGCCCGCGAATACCGGCAGAACGCCATCGACGCCCGCCCGGTCCGGGCTCGTGAGGTAGTGCCGCTGCGGCAGATACGGGGCCGTCATGCTCCGTTCCTCCGCTTGTGCAACTTCACCGCGCCCGCGACCGCGCCAGCATTCTTCCTGAGGACCCTCTCCACGTCGCGGCCGTCCATGGCGCTGATGTGGTAGATATCGCCACCGGTTCGAGCCGCGAGAACCTGCTGCAGGATGGCCGGCATGTCCCCTAGGCCGCGGATGGTGTCGGCATAACGCGCGGGCAAGATCATTTCCTTCGCGTGAGCCTGGACCAGCGGATTGACACCGCTCGGGATGTCGTATCCGCCGGCTGCCGACGCGATTGCTCCCATACCCAACACCAATGCCAGCATTGCGGCCGCAGCACCCACTGCCAAGCCTGGACCGATTACCGGGATGGCCGCTTGCGAGGCTGCTGCACCGGTAGCCGCCTCCGCCGCGTTCGCATTTACCACCACTGCGGCCTCTGCGGCCTTGGTGCTCGTAACGACGGCAGACGCAGCCACCTGTTTCGCGGTCTGCACCCCGAAGATGGCCTGATAGAGCGCTGTTTCACGCGCATACCGCATTGCAGCGCCCGCCAGAGGCTTGGTCACCATCTCCGACATGAAACTCTGATAGATGCCGCCATAGATCGAGGCCAGCCCCTGCCGCAAGGTCTGAGCCCGGCTCAGAATTCCGTTCGCCACCTGGTTGAACTGCTGACCAGCGGCGCCGAAGACATTCGCCAACGGGTTGTTCTGCTCAACAGCAAGTTGCCCTTGCAAGCCCTTTTTCTCTAGTGCGAACTTCCGGTCCAACTCGAGTAGCTTCTCGAGCTGCTGCTTGTACGCAACGGGGTCGCGCTCGGGATCGACGAGTGCCAGCCCCTGCTCCAAGGCCTGGCGATCGAGCTCGTGGCGGCGCGCTAGAAATTCCATCTCCAGCGCCAGCAGCTGCTCTTTGTTGATCGCGCCCAGTTGATACGAAAGCTGCGCGTCCTGCTCTTCCGACTTGAGCGCCGCATCTGCGGCAGCGCGCTCGGACGCATAGCCGAGCATCCGCAACTGATCGAGCTGGTCCTGGTGCGACCGCTCGATTTGCTCTATCTGCTGGCGGGACTGCTGGTATTCCTTGGAATCCCCCCCAAACCGCGCCTTGGTCTTCTCCGCCATTTCGCGCGCCAGGACCAGTTGCGCCTCATAGTTCTTGCCAAGGGCGTCAAGCTGGCGCTTCTGGTCAGCCTGCTGCGCTTCGTACGCCGCCTTGTTGAGCCCCGTCAACGCGGCCAGGTATTTCTTCTCGACCGCGAGCCGCTCCTCCGCGCTCATCTTGACGGTGTTGAGTTTCTTCGACCAGAAGTCACGCTCGGCCTCCAAGCTGAACTGGATGAAGGTGCCGTTCTCGGCGTTCTGCCGTTCGTGGGCAACCTTGAGTTGATCCAGCTCCCCATCCCACTGCGACACGCGGCTCTGGGCCTTGGTCGCCCCGAGCGCGCCCACGTCGGGAGTGAAAGTCGGCCGCACCCCCGCGGGTGCCGAGGACGATGACGCCGGCTCCCCAGAGATCACCCGGCGGGCGAACTCTGCATACGATTCCTGCGTCTTGGTGATTTGCTCCGCGGTTTCCTGCAGCTCCTGGCGGGCCTTGCTGAAGTTTCCCGTGATAGCGGCCGCAATCGCCTGGGAGGTACCGACCACAGAAATCCCCACGATCTTCATGGAGTTCCACAGCGCGCCGCCCACGATGACCACGCCCCTGAATACCGCCTCGAGTCCGCTGAACACGTACGAGAGCGCTCCGCCCTCCTTCGCGTTCTCGACCATCGCGTCCGTGACGATGTTCAGCGTGGGCAAGAGACCCACAGCCAGGCGCCTGAAAACGCCATCGGTCGCGCTCTGCAAGCGAAACAGGTTGTCATTGAAGTTGCCAGCGGCGGCGGCCGTCTCATCGTCCAACTCCATACCCAGCTTGCGGGCCTCCTCCCGCATGGCCTCGATACCCTCGCGACCGTGATTCAGAAAGGGGATCAGACCCTGCCCGGCCTTGCCGAATGCCTCCATGGCCATCGCGCTTTTCTCGGGCCCATCCGGCATCGCTGCGAATC